GACGATAGCCCCAAAATAACCATTGTGGCGATCACCAAAACCGCGTGTGTCACTGATCGTATCCAGAGAGGAGGCCGCTAATATTCCCGACCGAGGTGGAATATAGATCGGGGTTCAGCGCGCGCGACGGCGGTTTGTTCCCGAGCGCTTGCAATCGTTTCAGGACCTCCATCTGCTTTCGAGGATCGGTCTCGGTCATGCCCTGAAGAATCCTGTCAGCAGACTTCTCCGACAGTCCTGACGCCCGCCCCATGAGCCTGGGCAGCATCGTCCGGGTGGCCGATCCGACCCCAGGGCTGGTGGCGACATCGAGGATCATGCCGGGGTCGATCCCCGCGGCAGCTTGCGACACCTCCCTAGGAGCAGTCTGGGATCCTCCGCTTATTGCTCGGTTTGTCCGCACCATCGATTTTTGCCGTTTGATAAACGTCACAAACTCGTCAAAATCATTCCCGCTTGGGAAAGCCAGCTTTAGAATGTCGCGTTTTCGGGGGCTGCCAAAAACCTCCTTGGTGAAATCTGCGCCGTCCGACATCGTCGACGCCCGATCCATTATTCGGTTGACCAGCCCCGCCCGAAAAGCCTCAAGCTCGCCAGCACTTTTGGACCCTTTCCACCCCATCATCATGCGGGAGAGGTCTTTTATCGGCGTGCGCAGGTACGCCTCGCCCATTTCGTTTGCGGAGCGCAGCGTCATGAAATCCGCGAATTGTGCGTTTGCGCGAGCGTAGTCCGGGTTCATTTCTTTGATTAAGTCGTTGAACCCGACCCTCACACGATTGAAAGCCTCGCTTTTACCGTCAAGTTTTTTGGTGATGCTGTCACGCCCCGACTCGACCACCTCGTCCATGCCACGCTTGATCGTGTGCAGTAATTCCGTCGGAATGAATTGCGCGTTATTAATCGCATCAATTGGGGGGACCTTGATGGACGTGGGGTCCATAATATTTCGAGCGTCCTGGATCACGCGCGCCTGTTCGTAGGCTTTTCTAAAAAAGTCGCTCTCGACAAACTTGCGAAACGGGACAGCTGACAGCTGCTTTTTATAGGCCTCCGGGTACGCTGCCCGAGCCATAATGCTCTGCGACTCTGCTAGCTCATCGATATAATTTAGAGCGGTGTCCGCTTTCGTTCCGAGCGTGTCCGAAACCTTGTTGGATATCGACGCCGCCTGGGTGTCGTACCGCTCCGCTAATTTTTCGGCGACGTTCTCCTGATTTGGATTAGGCACCGCTTGAGCGGAGTACGACAGGTCCCTCGCTTGCTTGGATGTGTCTGCCAGCATGTAATCTTCCACGCCCTGCGATCTCGCGGCTTGGAGCTCTCTCGCAGCTTGCTCGGGTGTCATTCCGCCCTGCTGGAGCGCGCGCAGCATTTTCCGATCTGCAAAATTTTCAGCGCCAATCCCTAGGCTATTCCCCACTCGTCGGACGCCGCGGCCCGCCAGTTCCGCCGCGCCGGGGATTACCCCGCCGAGACCGAGACCCATTCCTGCGCCTATCCCGGTGTCGACAGCTAACCCGCCAACGTCAGATGCGTTGCTGGATCCCAATCCCGACGCCGCGCCGGATCCCATGCCTAAGCCGGCTGATCTAGCCATCCGGCCGCCGATCGTCTTGGCGCCCTTCAGCGCGCCGGCAGCGACCCCGGCGCCGGGAACTAAAAACCCGCCGCCTATCTCCAGCGCTAGCGCGGTCCCAGGGTTGTCCTGGGAGAATTCCTTCAGATCGCCGCGCAGTTCGTCGCGGATATCCTCGTAGCTGCGATCGGAAAATTGCGACCGGACGCCCGCCTCTAGCTCGTCCCCCCAGCCGAAACTGGCGCCTTGACCGAGCGTGCGCGCGGCGGTCGATAGGGTGTTGTAGCCGTCCCCCTGGGGCTCATCTGGCGCCGAGGATCTCGACGCGTATAGTTCAGAGACCACCATGTTTTTCTGAGTTTCCGGAAGGTTAGCCCATTGAGATTCAGACATGTTTATCTCGACAACGCCCAGACCTTCGATTTCCAATTTCATCTCAGTTGCTCCTGTTGAGGGCTCGAAGCTCGCGCTCGTCTAGCTCGACGCCGTCAAATCCCGCCTTCGCCTCATCTTCGTAGGAAAATGACTTAGTTCGTTTCCAGGGTTCGCCGGCGGTAGAGGAGGCGCGTGAGCCCGTCTCAGACACGACCCTGTACCTCGGAACTCGGGGCGGCAGCCTAAAACTCTTCCCCGCTCCCACCATCAATCCTGCCAGCGTGTCCGCGCGGTTTTGCGCTTTGTTGCGGATGTTCTGTTCCTTGTCCCCGAACTTGGGAAAATATTGCCTGTCGCCCTTGGCGAATTCCGTGTCGCTGATTACTGCGCCTGACTCTCTTCTCAGCACTGCGTTTATGAAATTGGCTTTCGCTTGCTGGTAGACTTGAGAATCTTCAGACGTCATAGAGCCCAGCCCCCAGTCTGATGCCACCGCCTCCGCGCCGCCTCGGGCCGTGGTGCCAAAATCCCCGAGTTCGTCGATGATCCCCATGGCCGTGTTCATCCTAATAGCGTACCCCGCTGCCTTCGCTTGTCCTTCAGTCATGGCCTTGTTCTCGGCTTTTTGTTCATTCATTTTCGTTTGAATAGCAAGCACCTCTTTGTTAATCACGGGGGTCCCGTCTGCGTCGAACGTGAGCGCCCCCTGCATGTACCGCTTGGGCTGCTTGGGCGGCTTGTTGAGGCTCTGAGCGACGGCTTGCGTGACTGCGTTGTTGCCGCTCAATTGCAAGAGCTTCGCGACCGCCTCCTGTGTTTTGTTATCCGCGTACAAAATGGACGCCTCTCGCCGGATTTCCTGATCTCTCTCAGCCGTCAACCGGTCCCTTTCGTTGGAACTGAGCGACGCCTCGGCGGCCTTGCTAGACAGGTAAGATCGCGCCAAATCGGGGCGTCCAGCCTCGTTTAGCCGCGCAACAACGGTGCTGTAGGACGCGGGAGCCTGGGTCGTGACCTGACTCTCCTTGTCGGGGACGTATCTCGTGCCTGTCATTTCCGCGGCACTTTGCGCCATAGCAGGGTCCTTGAGGGTCTGTCGGAGGCTCGCCGCATTAGGGTCGTCCGGATCTACCACGTCTTGGTACACCGGGGTCGCCCCAGCGGGGCCTGGAACGCGGAACCCGCCCGGGGTGGTGACCGTATTGGTGACGTCCTCTGGCGCCATAGCTGCTGACATCGCCTCTCGGTTGGCGCGCACCTTGGGATCGCCAAACAGGCCAGTCGCCAGTTTCGCCATGCCCTCGCTAAAACCCCTCAAGGGATCGGCCTCCCGTATCACGGTCGTGCCGGCAGGGATCACGCGAGGCGCCTGGGGCTTTAGCATCGCGGCGCGACGTTGCTGGGCCGCTTGCATTACCGCCAACGGCCCTTGCCCGAGCAGCCCTCGGTTATTACGCGACAGCAGCGACATCGTTACTCTCCCGGATTTTGCGGTCCACCACCACGTCCATCGCCGCGCGTATCAGCCTCTTGAGGAGCGGCTTGTCGGCGATCCACTCGGCAAATTTCTCGCCGTGCTTCAGGTACAGCGCTCGGAACCATGCGGGGCTCTCGTGGAGCATCCATTGCCTAAAAATTAGCCACCGCGGATTATGTATGCCGTAGACCGCTCTCGCGACCCAACACAGTAGCCCGGCCGTGCCCCCCAGCCCCCCCGCGAGAGATCCGAGGCCGCCGAGCAGAGACCCAAAATTTAGCCCGGATCGTTGGACTGGGATTTTCTGGACAGACCCCAACGGGGTCAGCCCGAGCGCTTGCTGCCGGAGGGAGAGCATGTCCAGCGGATGGTTTTGCTGCTCATAAAAATCGGCCAAATTGAGGTCCTTGACCGCTTGGTCGCGGTCCCTCTGAGAGGCGCCCGATCCGGCCAGGGCACCCGCGTACCCCAGGTCCTGCTCCATTCTGGCTTGCCCCGACGACTGCATCTGCTGGGCAGCCTGTAATTGCCGGTTAAGGTTCGCGTCAGCGGCCCCCTGGTTTCGCTGCCCGATGTTCATGGAATCAGCCATCGCTTGCTGGTACCCGGACTGATTAAGCTGTCCGGCCGCCCTCGCGGCCGCGTCGGCGAACCCGCGATTGGTCTCGCCTTGCGCGACACCGTGCCGCGATCCGCCAAAGGCTCCGGCTGCCGCCGCGCCTTGACCGACCTGATTGAGCGCCATTTGATTCTGTCGCTGCAATTCCGACATCGTCGTGTCGACGACATTCTGCTGGTATGGGTTCATCAACTGCTGCGCGGTGCCGGCGACGTTTCCCGCGTTCATCAGGGGGGCGGCCGCTTGTGAGACCTGCGACGCGACGCCATGACCTAGCCCCAGGGCGTTCGGATTGATCTGGCGAATCCGCTCGAATGCCGCCATCTCGTCGTCGGAGAAATCGCTTAACCTCTCACCCTTGTAGCCCATGTGAGGGGTGTTAGCCATTGTCCCGGCGATGGACAAATTCTCGTTAGCAAATTTCTCGTACTCCGGCAGCACTCGACTCGTCGAGGTCGCCGTCTTGCTTCCACCGCCCTTACTCATAACGATTTCTCCAATATTGTGTGAGGCTGCGTGTAATCCGACAGGACTTTCTTCCAGCCTTTTCGACCGACCACCTCGACGCTGTCGCACCCGAGGTCTCTAGCCCAATTCTCAATGTCCGGCAGCATTCTGGACACCAGTTCAAATCGGTTCCCGGCTGCCAGCCAGATCCGCGCCACCCTCTTGTGGGGGTGCTCCAAAATCTCCGTCACAAGGCAGCTTTTATCCGCGCACCAAAGCTGGGCGTCGCCCTCCTCTAGCGCGCGGTACACGTCTATAATCGAGTGCGTGTCCTGGTGCTCCAGCGCCTCTTCAAGAAGCGGCTTCGCCGCCGCCCAGGTCTCTGGGTCGATCATCTCGCCTGGAGGTCCGTGACCAGGGTTCCGACTACGTTTCCAAGTTCGGCCAGGGTGGCTGTCGACACGTCAAGAGACCGGCTAGTCGCCGTCGTCGTCGCGGTAAATTCCCCGGCGACCCGTGCCGCGTCGTTTTCAACCAGCTGGTTGAGCGCCCGGACTAGGTCCGTCGCCCAGGATGTCATCAGAGCAGGATCCGCCGGCGGATCAGGAAATCTCATCGCGCCGCGTCCAGCTGCTCGACATCAAATCGGATTGTCCCGAGCCTCCATTGCAACTGGTTTGAATTTGAACTTGCGCGCCATGCGATCTGGCGGCCGGTAATCCTCGTGTCGATCACCTCGGTGGTCGAAATTATGGAACTCGGAGAATCACTCGTCTCTGGGCCTTGCGGAAATATCCGCGCAAAAAACTGTAAGGACAGCGCGTTTGAGGCGTTGCTGTCGGTCAGCACAAAGTCGGGGATGGCCTGTCGAACGTGATAAAGGTCTTCGCCTTGCTGAACAAAGGCGCCACCTGTCTGCACCGAATAGGCGATCGGCGAACCGTTGTCGCCGGCTCCCGGGATTTCGTGATCGTACACCGTGCCGTCTGCATCAACGCCCGTGGGCTGCAACTCGATGGCGCGGTCGATGTACGCGGTGCGTGACAGTTCTCCGATCCACCAGACGTCGGGGCCAGACGTGAAATTCCAGACGACGACCCGGTCGATTTCATCGGAGCCCGCCGACGGGTAGAAAAACCCGACCTCGCCGTATTCGGCGTTGCTAAAGCCAATGATTAAATCCCGCTGGGTCAGGTTTATCCCCGGCCCGCGATCCGCGTCGAACACATGCCGCAACACCGGGCACGGCAGAGACCTGACAGTCCCGTCGTAGGCCTGGAATTGGCCGTCGCTCATCCAGACAGCAAACGCGTCCGAGCCGGCGACGGCTTGCTGCCCGAGCACCGGGGCTGCGTCTGCAAGTTTGGTCAGGCTGAAAACAAACGTCCCGCCGACGTACCGGAACGAGTACACCGACGTGTCGGTCCATATTAAAATTTCGCTTTTGAGCCGCTTGGCCGCCCGTATTTCCGAGCCGTCCAGGAGCCGAATATCCCCCGCGTCATTTGTCGCCGAGGCCGTCCAGGTCGTCAACGTCCCCTGCGACGCCCAGCGGATCTTCATTGGGTCGCCGTCCGCGCCAAACGTGATCAGGTGGCGGCTGGCCGGGTTGACCACGATGAAATTGCACGGCGGCGCTCCGGTTACTGCGACCGCGCGAGTGGTCGTCCCATTCGTCGCGTCCCAGTGGTACACAGCGCCTTGGGCCCCAGGGCACGCCAGCGCGTCCTCTCCGTAGCTCTCGATCGACCAAACACGCGGGTCGAGTATCACGTCGCTACTGGATCGGGCTGTATCCCAGGTGCTCTCACCGTATCCGAGGACCCCGTAACCATACTCAAAAGTGCCGATTGCGGCGCCCGGCTCTAGAATTTTCTGCCCGGTCATACTGGCTCCGCCGCCAGTCGCCGAGGCCGAGGCATTTGATCCATCGGTGTAAGTGTAGGTGGAAGAATCTGCTGACGTCACCACCGTGTGTGCGCCGTTTATAGTCAGACTTCCTACCGTACCTGAAGCGCCAGCCACGACGACCTGCTGCCCGACGACCAAGCCGTGTCCGCTGGACGTTACCGTAACCGTGGGGCTGCCGCTGGTCACTGACACGCCGTCGGTTCCGATCGCGACCGGACTCCCCGATACTGGCGTGATGTCGGCAATTGTGCCGCCAGTCAGCACCTGGAGATGGGAGTGGGACCCAGCAAAAATATTGCGTGTGCCGTCCAACTGGCTGGAGCTCATCAGAGCGCGAACTTTTCCAGAAAATTGACTCGCCGTTTTGGCTTGCCAGCCGCCGATGGTCTCAGCCTTCCCAGAGACAAATCGCACTAGATTCCCGTCGACGAATTTGAGAGGCCGGTCGTTGCTGCCCTCGGCGTCGTCCGTGAAAATCCCGGCGCGCGGCTGGAGAGCGACGATCGTCATCGTAAGACCACCGCGTCAATTGTGTAAGCGTTAACGGTGGCCGTTCCAGTGCTAATTCGCGAGCCAAAACTAATTGTCCGGCCTCGGTTCCCGCCGTTGTCGGCTAATGGCATCAATGTCATGTTAATTAAGGCGACCACATTGGCGGTCTTTACATTTCCTGTGGCGCGCGCGGAGAGGGTGCTGGATTCCCAGTACGCTGGGAGGTTTGCCGATCCTGGTGTGTTTCCAAACCCATTTGCGAAAATAACAGCAGCCAGCGCGGTGGTGTCGTCTTGAATGCCTGACTGCAAATTTAGCTGGATTTGCACAAGCTCAACCCCCACCGGGATGATTATCGTGTTCCCAGCGGCGGAAACCATCCCATACGGATCGCTAACAATGTCGGCGGACGCAATCGGAAGCTGTATCACAGTTGTCGAGACGCTGACATCCGTGCTCGTTGCGGTGTGAGCAGACGGCAGCCCAGTTACCTCAACCACGTTTGTGCCGTCGCAGCGCACCCATACCGGGTTCGAACTCGCTGCTATTTTGACGCCGGTCCCGCCGGATGTTTTCACTTCCGTCGTGTAGGTGTAGTCCGTCGTTTGCGTGGTGGAATTGGTCACACACCACATCTTGCTCGCCGCCGGCACCGTCACCGTGCGGTTAGCGACGATGGCGCCATTCAAAAGCAAATGACTTGGGCGCGACTGATTTGCCGCGTAGTCTGTGGTGGTCAGTGTCACGTCACCCGCCGCCAGGGAGATCGTCACGGTGCCCGCGACAGCCTCCTCGATGAGATCCAGCTGCGTGTTTAATACCGTTCCCCAGCTGTTACTATTGTCACCTGTCCCCTGTTTTTGAAGACCCAGTATGGTTGTCGCGGTAGACGTCATAATTTATTCTCCGATCTCAATCGCGACCCAGTTCGTCGTGTCTTCATCCCAACGATATATTTTATCGTCATCTGGCATGGGGACGGGTGGCTCCCAAAAATATGTGTCCGAATCCAGCGTCCAAGATGGGTACGGTTGTGGCGCGTGGAATCCTACACCGTCGACGTAGATAAACCCTATCCCAGCGTAGTTCTTGTTCAAAGCCACGCCGCCATCTGGCGTATTCGAGTCAGGCGCATAATGCACCCCGCCGCGAGTATTATACGAGGTTTGCACCCATGTGCCTGTTGTATGATTGTCGATGAAATCCTGTTCAGCAACGATTACGTTTGTAACCACGCCGTCCTCAATCTGTGCAAAATGCGTCATATTGTTAAACTTCCCGACGATGCGAACGTGTAAGTCGTATAAGATCCGGTAGAACCAACAGTAGGGCTCCCCGTCGTCAAACTCGCAATGCCGTCTTTAATTGCAAAAATAACTACGCCGGAACCCCCGGTCGCTTGGTTCGCCACGCTTAAAGAAGGGGGGTGGTCCTGTCCAGAACCGCCGCCGCCGCCGCCTGAGCCCACAGCCCCATTTACGCCCCGAGCGTTAGCGCCGCCGCCAGCACCGCCGCCGCCGTTTCCGCCAGCTCCCACAGCTGTCCCGTAGTAAAGCCCGCCGCCGCCCCCACCTGCGTAGTAAACAGAATTTAATCCCCAGGCCAATCCAACACCCCCAGCGCCACCGACCTCGGGCGTCGTACCTGGGGCGCCAGCAGCGGCGGCTCCCGCCGCTCCAGCACCGCCGCCGCCAGACCCAGGATAAGCTCCTGACGTCGTGCCACCAGCGTTGCCATTGGCACCGCCAGACCCAGGTGCTGAACCGTAACCGTTACCACCGCCGCCTGAAGCGTTGCCATTAGCTTGCCCGTTGTTGGCGGCGGTGCTGCCATATGCTCCAGCACCGCCGCCACCCCCGTTCATCGTCACAGTCGTAAAAGCACCGCCTGTCGAATCTGCCGCGACAACAGTATTGCCGCCATTCAAACCCCCTTTCGGATAAACCTCGTTTACAGCCCCGCCAGCGCCAACTGTAAAGGTAAAAACCTTTCCAAGCATAGAGCCTGACGCCGTATCGCCGACGGCAACATAGCCCCCAGCACCGGCACCGCCAGCGCCAACGTAAGTTCCATATCCGCCTGAACCGCCGCCGCCGACTTGGAGATAAGCGTAATGTGTGCCCGGATCAGGTGCGATCGGCCATAGGGACTGGGCTTTATTTAATCGAGCCTCCGACAGAGACCAAATGCCGGTCGCTTCACTGTTGACTCCCGCCCCTGTCGCCGCCGGAATTTTGACGGGACCAATAATGCCGCCAGGCCCGCGCATTAGGAGATATCCTCGTAGCTCAACACCGCTTGGAGATCGCCAGTGGCACTGGCTGTGATCCGGAGGGCGTCACCCTCCTGCAAATAGATGTGACTACTCAGAACATCGAGCGAGGCGTCGGCTGGAACAGTAATTGTTTTAGCAATACTGTACGCGACACTGCTTCGATAAATATCTACATCAACAGTCGCAGCGTTTGTGCCATCGACGTTTGCTATTATTAGTGAATTACACTTAGACACATGGTTCGTTGCAGTTGTAAGTATTGCTACTGGACTGGTGGTTACTACGAGAACAGCCATCTTGCCCAGTATCGAGCTGACCGCAGTAATATTTGGCTCAGCCATTGCTGTGGCCTCCTAGAAAACGAGTGAAAATGCGATGGCTTTGCCTAGTGTGACGCCAGCCACGGGAGCTGTCGTCTGGCTCGTACCGTCAGAGAATTGCACCCCGGTGGAGTGAGCGACGATTTGCCCGGTCATGGTGCCGCCGGATTTAGCCAAATAATCGGAAGTCGCTGCCACCGCCATGGTTCCGAGTCCTAGCGTGGTGCGCTGTGCTGCCGCATCAGCATCGTCCAGAAGCGCTCGTGCAGCTCCAGTTAGCGAAGATACGGCGTATGTATCACTGGCAGTCGTGTAGATCATTTTGTCGGCGGCGGTGGTTAGGTTGGAAATACTAGTGAGTCCAGCGTCGACACTCTGAAGTCCTGCCGTGTCGGTTACTCCGGCTTGCCAGCTAGATCCATTGTATACCTGGAGCTGATTACTTGAGCTGTTGAAATATATGTCGCCTACCGCGATGCTCGTGGTCGGAGCCGTGCCACTTGAGCCATAATATAGGCCATTGAACTCGGCAAGAGAGGCCGCACTCGCAGTGGCTGAGGTAGCAGAGGCACTTGCCTGACTGGTCGCGAGGGCTGTCTGAGCCGTTCCTAGAACCACCTGGGCAGTCGCAAGGGCCACTTCAGACGCTGCACTGGTCGCGCTGCTTGAGGCGGCTGTGGCGCTGGCGGCGGCTGCGGTGGCGCTGGTGGCCGATGCCGTGGCACTTGTCGCCGCGGCGTCAGCGACCGATTGGACGACAGCGCCAGATACGGTGCTCCAAGTTGTGGTCATGCGATCATCCTCAGTCCGTGCTGCATTACCAGGGCGGTGGCCGGCGCCAACGCCTCCGATGTCGAATTGTTTGCCGCGTCGATAGCCTGAGATCGTAGAGCAATCGTGCGGGTCAGCATCTTGTCATCCATTAAAAAGGGCGCGGCCTCGCAAAGCGTCCCGTACAGGTAAATGTCCGGGTGCGCCGTGAGCACCACGTTTATCGTGTTTGTCGCAGACAGCGACATTCCCGTGGTCTTGCGGTAATACAACAGGGAGCTCGTGTAAGCGCTGCCGTCTGGGATCGGTCGAAATTGGAGGCGATCACCAACCACCGCGTAACTTACTGGCCGTCCAGTCGTCGTGCTCGGGTACTGGTTTATCAGCCCCTGAGGAGATAGTGGGGTGAGGTCAATCACAGGGTTGAGATTGGAAATGTACAGGCGGATCATCGCGGCGTAGTCGCTCGGCAAATCCTCGTATTCTTCGTCGACGGTGGCCTCAGCCTGACTGATTAGTACGGACGACCTCAGCACTCGATCCATGTGAGATTCGGCGAGATCGATGAACTCGTCAATTCTGTCGGTAAGATCGCTGCGATTAAGCCACGTCGCCGCGGCGGTTTTCAGTTCGGCGTAGGTAGTGATCGCCATCAGAGCACCCGTCGGGTCGTGGCGAACGCGTTATTCTCGCGCACCCATTTCCACCATGCGGTGGGGTTCTGATCAGGGCGGCCAAATCGGCCCAGCAATTCGTAATACATCACCGCGGGGATGTCCGCGACTTTCTCCCGGTGGTCCTGGGTATTTTTCATGGCCGTGGGCGCCCAGGCGTTCCGCTCGGCGTTGGCGCTCTCCTTGATCGCGTCGACATTCTGGCGCTGCACGCCGACGACACCGAGGTCCTCGTCGTACTCCAGACGGCTTTCGTAGCCGATGTCTGGACGCGACGTAATTATGTGCGGAACGGCCATAGGAGAATTTCCATCTGAGGGAATGTGCATCTCACGATGCGGAAGGAAAACGCGGACACCCGAGGGTGCCCGCGCGGTAGTGATTAACTCCTAAATTTAGGAGCCAGACAGATCGTAGACCGCACCGTGAGCCTTGGGGGTGCATTTCATGGTCCACTCGTTAACGATTTGGAATTGGGTGGAGTCACCCGTTTTCCCAATCGTGTTGACCTTAAAATTGCGGCCGGTCAGCGCGCCGATCGAGTAATGATCGCTATCGATCAGGAAGGCACGATCGTTAGCCATGGCCCGGTCAATAACCACCGACAACTCGCCGAAGTCACTCAAGTAAAGACTGACCGAACCAACGATAGCTGCTTCGCGTGGAGCAGTATAATTGATCTGATTAGTCGCTACAGAGCCCGAAGATAGGTCTGAGAAATTTACTTTATTACTCGGGCTGAGGACGAGCATGTCCGGCTGGCCCCCGTCGTTATACGCCGCGATCATTGCCTCATCGATAAGAGCGAGGGTCAGCGCGCGGTCATTACCGGCGAAGGTTGGGATATCAGCCCCAGTCCCAGCCGGCAAGGCCGAGGTGGTGCCAGCCGTCGAGATCGAGGCGTTGGTAATCCACGACGAGAACGTACCGGCATACCGAGGATCGGTGCCGCTGCGCGCGCGATCGGACACCAAGGACTTCTCGATGTCTTTGCGGAGTTCCATGCCTTTCAAGGATTTTTGGTACGCGACCTCACGGTCTCGTCCCGCCTTGTCGGTCACGTCGAGGGTGTCAGAAACGGACACGCTCTTCTGGCCGATCTGGCAATAATTGCCGTGCCTCGTGGTCGGGGTCGCCGCCGCGTAGTTCGCGTCTGCGCCCTCGTTGACGGCATTTTCGGCCGCCGCCGCGAGATCCTGGACCTGCCACTCGTGGAACACGCCTTTGACGACCTCTTTCTTGGCATTGCTGTAGAGAGGGGTCTCCACGGGATCGATGCGATTAATTACCGACGAAAGCTGTTCGCGTTCGCCGATGGCGGTGCCGCCGCCCTTGCCGCTGTCAAACAGCGCCGCTGCTGCTGTAGCCATGGGAATGGTCTCCTGTTATTTATTGGATAAAAGAAAATCGACAGCATCGTCAATTTTCCCGGTTTTTGAGAGTCTGTCGAGAGCCCGCTGGCTCTGACGCGTCGCCTTGGTTTTTCGTGATCCAGGTTGACCAGATTTAGCGGATGGGGGGGGCCGCTTGACCCGTTTGGCCTCGGCGCCTTTGTTCATGAGGTTGTCGAATTTCCACGCTTTGTGGAGCAGTTCAACAGCCCGGGCGTCGATTACGGTGTCGACCTCCTCTTGGGTGAAGCCGACGGTCTGAGCATATTCAGAGAGGCTGCCTCGCTCGCTACTCGCGGTCTCGGCGTCTCTCCACGATGGGATGCGTTCAAGCAAATTGTCGCGCTGAGAATCAAGCTCTCTTCCGAGGGTGGCTTGATGCTCCGACAGCTGTTGCTGCTGCAACTGAACTTGGTGCCGCTGCAACATCTGTACCTGATCCCGTTTCTCCCGCCACTCATCTCGCTTGGTGAGGTACTCGAACGGATCATCCTGCTTGAGGCGTGCCCAGTCGGGCTCTTGCTCCCCTTGTGCTATCTGGTTTTGGATCAACTGCATCGCCTGGGCGTACTGTTGACGCTCGGCCGCCGCCTGATCTGCCTCCGCCGCCAGAGCTTTTCTCTGATCGGCGAGCGCCATCGTTTTGCGCCGGTAATCTGCCTCGCGCTGATAACCTTTTGCTGCTTCGTCAAGGGTGACGCGCTCGGTCTGTCCATCAATGGTTACATCAATGTACTCGGCGGGTTCCTCGTCTTCGTCAGGCTCCAGGTCATCGTCGTCGGCAGTTTCAACGTCATCTTCTGAGCTGTCGAGCTCATCAGAATCCGCTGTGACCGCGTCATCATCGTCGGTCTCAACATCCTCTACCGGATTATCCTCTACAGGGTCCAGCAGACTCGCTGCGTCATTTAGCGACAAGCTGCCCTCATCGGGCGTGGCTTCAGCCATGTATAGTCTCCATTATGGGCTCAGGCTGCCAGGGGGCGTGGCCTAAGAAATCGCGGTTCTTGTCATCGCATCGCGTTGACTAGCCGCAAGCTCGCCGGTCTTGGCGATCTGGGTCAGGTGCGCGCGAACCTCGCGCAGCGCTGAAAGGTATAGAAATATAGTCTCGCGGTCTTTCTTCCCATCCAGGGGGGAGTCTTTCCACGCCTCGGTGTAGTACTCGTCTAGCTGGATAAATGCCTCGATCAACATAGGGTCGCGCATCAAGCGCTCGGCTTTTGCTCCGCGGTCCAGTTCTTCGTCAAGGGTCATGGTTAATTGTTCATGTTGATGTTGCCCTGGCCCCCAGGAAGATTAGCACTCATTTTGATGGCCTCAAGCTGCGCTTCCTCGGCGAGCTCGGCTCGCCTGAGATCAATCTGTGCGAGAGCCTTCTCGCGGTTCAACTGGATCTCCGCCTCCATCTTGGCGCGCGCCAATTCCATCTCGGCCGTAATTTTCTCCCGCTCCATCTCCAGCCTTGCCCGGCTGTCCTCGATCCGTGCCTGGGCCTCCATCTGCTTCATCTGGAGTTCCGCCTGAGCGACCGGGTCGAGTTGCGGCTGCTGCTTGTTCTGAGCGGCCTGTTGAGCCATTTGTTGAGCGATTTGCGTTACCTGAGACGGTCGATTGACAAACGTCTCGGTGTCTTTGAACCCGGCCGCCTCGATCATTTTCTCCAGCGTCGCGGCATATTGCGGCAGCGTCACCATGGGATTGTTCTGTCCCATGGTCTGGAGCAGCTGCTCCTGCTTGCCGGCGATCTGGGCCAGAAACTGCATCTTCTCTTGCGCCTGACCAGTGCCGAGACCGACGTTGATTGTCACGTCCATCTCGGCGTCCCAGCCGCGTGGGTCGATCGGCACGAATTCGTTGCGCAGCCGGATCAGCTTCGGCTCGTCCTGGTATTGCGTGATCAATCGCAGGATCAGTCGGAACAGGTCTTTGATCCCCGTTTCCGCGAACACGCGCGCGATCATCTCGATTTGGCTCTGGCCGGCGCTGACCGTCGCCGCGACAGCCGTGGCGGTCGCGCTTTGCAGCGCATCTGGATCCAGGCCCATGCTGGCCTTCGAGATGCCGGTGCGCTCTTCCTTGACCTGATCCATGTACTGGATCGCCGCCATCGCGTCGCGCCCAACCTGGGGCACGGTGAGCGGCTGCACGGCGCCCATCTGACGCACCCGGACGATACCGCCAGGGCGATTGGTCATCAGGTCATCGAGGTTGGTGGCCCCCTCCAGTGCGAGGACGCGGGAGTTGTTTGTCAGGTACACATTATCGAGCGTGCTCCTGAGCAGCGCGCTCTTCGTTAGCTGGATGTCGAACAATTTCTCGGCGATGCTCTGGCCCACCGCGCGGTGCGGCATCAGGACTGGCGACAGCAGAGCAAACGGCGCCGCGTCGGAATACTCCGACCGGACGACGTGGTAATCCTCGCCGATAGTGCAGACCCGCATGGTTTCGGCGATGCCGTCCTCGTCCGCGTCGACCTGTAGGAACGCCTCGGTGTAGACAACCTCGGCGAGGGTGTCATCCGCCGCGTCATTCTCAAGGCCTCCATCGAGGTCCTGGAAGCGGCCCTGCCGCTCTTGAGCGTGTCGCTCGTCCGCGCCGCCCGCATGCTCCTCGACCTCGTCGCGATCGTATCCCATCGCGACCAAGTCGCTGACGGTGACCAGGGTGCGATGCGCGACAAAACGCGCGTCTTCCAGGCTTTTGGCCCGGGTGTCGATCAGGAATTCCTCCGGCGGGATCAGATCCAGCTTTACTCGCCCATCGGAAATGCGGCGCTTGATGGTCACGTCAAATTCGTTGACCGCCTCGGCCACAACCTTTTCGGTCATGGGCTCGATTTCAGCCTCTTGAATTACTCGGATATCCTGGCTGATTATGTCGACGGTGTCGTCGGCCAGGAGCGCCTGGAGTTCCTGATCGGTCAGCCCCTCGAAGGTCCGCTCCTCGACCCTCTCCCGCTCGTCCCAGTAAACCTTGATGACGCCGGCCTTGTTCAGGAGCGCGTCCTTGAACCAGTTGTGCATCAATGTGAAGCCGTGGTTCTCGGTGTCGAGAATGTAGTTCGCTAGGTCGCTGGCTTGATCAGCGGCGCCGACATCCTCGGGACCGCGTGGCGCGAAACGAACGTAATCGGATGACGCGAATATCCTCATCAACTGAGGCATCATGTGATCAATTACGTCGGCGACGTCCCGGCTGACCACCTGGGATCGGCCGACCTCCTCGTTGCCGAATTTCTCGCCGTGGTAATATTCCAGCGCCTTGATTCGTTCGTCGCTGTACGTCGCGTCGCTGTAGTTCAGCGCTTGCTCCGCCTCGCGCTGAACTATGGACGAAAGCTCGTCGTCGTCGATCATCACCAAGCGTCCCCCGTGTCATTCTCACCGCCACCGCCGCCGCCTGAGCCCCCGCCCTGCGCGCCAGAGTCGCCGCCGCTATCTCCCCCGGAAAAGTCGAGGTTGCCGATGTTAGCTGCCGCTTGGCGTACCATCTGGTCAACGGTCCACCTGTTACCCGTCTGGGGGTGGTCGAGGGTCGTCAGCAGACCGCCGGAAGGTCCCATGAACTCTGCGCTCATGGCGTTGCCTTTTTTGAAATCCATCGTCGGGCGTCCGTTCGCGTCCAGGCCGGCGCTCTTGAAAATCTGTCCCGCGTTCATGCGATCGATCATGCCGGGGTTCATCTGGTCCAGGGCGCTCTGAATTTCGAACATGTGGCTCAAGTTGAATTTCCCTGGCGCCGCCTGTGGCGCCTGGGTATTCGTATCGGGGTTAGCGTTGTCCCCAGCGGGAGTAAACACTCCAGACGGGATGACGGGGCTGATCTGAACCTGCGACGCGGTGGTGTTCGGATCCAGGTTCCCGGATAAATTCTGAACCCCGGCGCCCACATTCCCGCCGGCAAACAATTTCAGAATGTTCATCAGTTCGTCTATCGCCAGCGGGCCGTCCTGGAGCTCCGGACGAATGATGTTCTCGTTGGGGTCGACGTTGGCTGGCGCCGGAATGAAATCTATCCCGCCGAGGGTAAAACCGAGATCCGTTGCCATCAGTCGCTCACTTTCGTTTTGGAGCGCTTCACGATCGGCGCCGCCATACATTTTTGATGGCGGTCACACCGCCGAGGCTTTTCACACCGGCCGCAAATGCTCATCGGTTTCGGGCCGATAGCGCGCCGAGTGTAGTAGGTTTTAGCGTTCGACATTTCTAAGCCTCATTGATATTATCTTGGGCCTGACCGACGACGGTCAAAGAAGCAGGAAATAGGAGAGCATCATGGCAGACATAATCAACGACAACGGAACCATCGAGGTCGATCTTGGTGTGTTCTTCGCCGAGGTCACCGACCTTAGGATTGAGACCAAGACACTGTCCACCGGCGAAACCGGCGAGAACGTCTTCGCGACAATCCGGTTCAGGCATCCCAAAACCGGGGAAGACTGTGGGGTGTCGATGAGGGCCACATGCTGGCAACCTCCGCCCCATCACATCCTCAAGGCCAGCAACGAGGCCCTTCTCCGGCAGAACATCAAGGGGATGTACGGCGGGAAGAAACGCTAAAACCGCGGGAGCGTCGATCATTATCTGGCGCGCATTCTGATATCTTCTTTTTGCCTGGATTCGCCTTCAGGCCGAACTGTTACATATAATTCTTTCTCGGCGGGCGATGACGGGACAGGGGCGAGGAGACCGCCCCTCTCCTGCATTTGTTTGGCGAGAAGCCCCGTTAGGCCCAATGCTGCGACACCTTGAATGAAGCCTTTATTACCTAGCGCTTTCCTAAGACCCTCGAATCCTTCTTCTACAAAAATCCGTATCCCATTTTGAACATCCGCGCTCGGCGCTCCGATGTCCGGTAACTGGCCGGCCCGCTCCCGAGCGTCCATCACGCCCCGCATCGCCGCTCTTACCTCTGGCGACTCCAACCTCTTCCGCGCCGCCGGCGAGAGTTTATCAACATCCTTGAACATCTCCCGCGTCATATCTCCAGACCCCTGTGGGGATTGGATCGCATCAGACATGTCGATGTAGCCCTTGTTCGGGGGCGTCATGTTTCTGGAAGGAACGCCGGTCAAGGTGGGGTTTATGGCGCCTTCAATGGCGTTGTATTGACCGGGCGTTATCCCGTCTCCGAAGTCCAGATCCAGCAAATTCACACCCTCGTCAGTGTCCACGAGAGGGTATGCATCCAGATTAGGGTTGGCTCTAACGCCCGCGTTAATTTCTCCGGATGTCACCCCGGGGTCTTTTGGATAACGACGAGATGTCCCTATTGGATCCGCCATAATGCCATGCCAGGGAGATCCGTCTTGGACTAATCCCCAACCTTTCAACGCGGCACTAGCCCGATGAGCCTTCACGGCGCTACCGGGGATCTTCCCCGAGGCGTTAAGATCCTGGTTGTGCGAAGCGACCATTAACGGGTTGTTTTCTATTCCGCCGCCATGACCAATCCACGCTCCCTGCCCCATGCTCGCTGTGTTCGGTATGCCTTGGCTCTCCAGCATGACATCGCTGCCACTAGGTCGCAGCGCGGCGCTTACTTCTTCGCTGAAGTTCGCTCTAACGGAATCCGGCGCCAAATGCATCCCCTCAAGGTCAGGAGATCCACCACCGCGCGCCCTCGTGCTCGGAACCGCCTCTATCGTTTCACTGACCCTCACTGGAGGGGACAGAAGCCCCATCGTCGCGCTTCGATCGGGGAGCGGGGAAACCTTGGCCGCAAGAGCTTTGCCGCCAACGGCCTCCTTAATTGCCGCCTCTGAAACGCCCTGCTCTCTAGCTATCTGCGAAAAGACTTTTTTGTAATCGTTCGGGGCCGCGCCCTTATTCCCGATGCCGTGAGCCCGAGAGATGTCTTTCTCGGGAAACCACAGCAACGCCTGGAGATCCGCCCGCGAAATATCAAGGCCGGCGGCTTGCAATTTAGTCAGCGTCTTATCGACCGCCTCACGCATGAATGCCCGGTGTGCTCCGCCTGTCGGCGCCTCCGCGACGCGGTCCTGCCCTTCAGCCAACCCCTTCGACGCCAAGTGAACAGGCGATTTATCTTCATAACCGCCATTCGCATATCGCCGGTTGAACGTCCTAGCCACCGCCAACAATTTATCCGGGTCTTTTTCAAGCTGTTTCAGCGTATACCCGCCCGGCTTCTTGTCCTTGCTAGCGCGGAGCGCAGCCAGCAGAGCCGCGCCCTGTTTTGCTCTCTGAGGTCCATCCATCGGCAGATGAGACGCACCAGTGATCCGCCCCCAGGTCTGCATCCACCAACGATCGGCTGTCAGCGGATTGAAATTCCCCATCAGGTTCTGATAAAATCCCGCGCCAATTTTGGGGCCAAAAATAGCAGACCCCATTACCAATGCATTAGTCTTCTCACCGGATACCTGGAACCCATAAGGCCCCATCAATTTGTTGAGCTCCGCCACCGTGAACTCGGTGTTGAGCAACTGCATGGCTTTCTCGGAACCCACCTCGCCGCCGCCAAGACGATCGACCAGCTGGTTCATCTGCCGGAATGCCTGTTCCATCTGCCGGCCTTCGACGCCGCCCTCCGGCACAGACTCTGGGAACCGCCCGGTTTGCTTAAATTCGGAATATAATTTGTGCGTCATACGCGCGTTGGTCTCGACGGTTTTCCCATTGCTGGTGATAGCCTGTATCACGCCGAAGTTCGAGCGCGAGATTGGATCGCCAAGTATTTCGGGGAACATCTTAGCGACCACGCGGTTTGCGCCATCGAGGGTGGAGCTATACCACTGCGCTGCGTTTTCTCCCTGATTCGCCGCTTGCAACGCCTCGGTGACCATAACGTCGGAAATATTCTCCGCGTTCTCCGGTGTAAATTCTACCCAAGGATCCTGGCCTGGGTGTTGTTCTTTCCAGCGGAGGTCACTGGCCTTCGCTTTCTGCAATCGCGTGCTGGCGGTTGTCCCATCGGGGTTCCGCAAAAGATTATCGCCGGAAATTTGGTCCTCGGCGTCGCTTTTGACTGATTTGAATGGTTCGTTGTCCGATCTCAAGACCCCACGACTGGATGCCGGAATGGATGCATCAGGGGGTGACTGCACCGCTCGGGGCGCACCGTCAGCAGCCTTAAACGTAGGGACGGGCGAAAGCCCACGGGCAGCGCGCAGCGCCTGTTGGATCGCTCTAGGACCTCCGAGGACCGCGCCAGCCAAGGCCCCGGGGAGGCCGAAACCAGAGGCCGCATCACCCGCTTGGCCCAGTGCCTGAAGGCTCGCGTCCAAATATTTTCCCTTGTTCAAGTTTGCTCGCATAGACGGCAGATATTTGCCCTCGTTTATTGGGTCAGGATACACGCCACCCGCGTCCATCGTGCCGGCGCCCGGCACAGTCATCAACCCGCCCACCGCTAGCATTCTGGGGAGATTGGGTCCACGCGCCTGACTTGGGTCCATTGGTGAAATGCCCTCGGCACCCCGCGTTGCTGACAGTCCTGGGGCGACGCCCCCGCCCATCTCATCGACGGTTCCCGCTTCAGGTCGGCCGACAAACCCATCTGCAAGCAACCCCGCCACGCGGCTCCGGCGTCGCGCGCGGCCTGGGGCCGGTCGCCCCAACAGTCCCGTCGCTCTGCCGTACTCGTCCGCGTAGGCCATCTATACTATCCCCGTGGCTGTATATTCGATCGGCTTGGACCACTTGTAGCCCTTGCCGGTGATCGCGGTCTGGGATGACCCGAATGTCAACACCACCGCGTCTGCCAGATCAGGACTTTTATTCCCGTAGCGCTTCTTTGACTCGTCCTTGCTCTCGACCTTGATCTTGCCGGCGCTGGTGTAGGAATACCGCGGCAGACACAGTTCGTTGACCAAGATATCGTCGTCCGGTAGGACGCAGTTTCGTTCCTCTAGCCACTCGCGCGCGCTCCACCAGAGCTCGTCGCGTAGGCGGACAAACCGCTCGCCCATGGCGCTGGACTCAGCGACGTTAATGCCGCGGGCCGGCAGGTCCAGTTCCAGCAGCCGGTCCAGGATGCCACTGCCCAACCCAATGGAATCTATCAGTATCTCCGCGGGGCGGGCATCCCAGCGCATGTCGTCGTACTCGGCCTTGACGCGTCCCGCCGTCTCCATCAGGTCAAGGCCGGACCAACTTCTTATCTCAGTGACCGCGTTACCCTGGCGCTTGGCTAAGGCGGTGCGGTCGGCACCGAACCGAGCCGGATCCAGTCCCCAGACTATCGGGGAAGTCTCAGACGGCTCGACGTCGCGTCGCGTGGCAGCCTCAGCCAGATGGCGCGGCACGACCGTGTCGTCGTCGCCCTCTGGGAATTCTCCCAAACAACGAACCCGAACGGTGTTCGAATTCTCCCCGTACTGGCGGACCATGTCCGATATGAACGACGGGCTCACCCGGGTGCTGTCCGCGCAGCTCACCGTCATTTTGTGCCATCGCTCGGCGTTCGCGCCGTGGAAGGCGTCGTAGAAATACCCAGTCGACCGGGTCGGGTTGCCGGTCATTATGATCTTGGCGCCGGCAGTCGACATGGCGCCCTGGGCG